CCCTTGCCGAAGGCGATGGCCGCCGACTGAGCGCCACACAGGACCGCACGCCGCACGTCGGTGTCAGCCGCTCCGGTGGAGCTGTTGACGCCTTGGGTGACGTAGTTGGTCTCGTGCAGGATGCAGTTGTTCCAGACGCCCAGCGAGCCCCTGAAGATCGGGTTTGCATCCTTCTCCCCGCCTTGGATGCGGGCCTTCTGGATGTCATACCAAGCCGCCGTTTGAGCCTGTCGCAGGTCGCGCACCTGGAAGGGATGCAGGAACACCACGTAGTACTCGTTGCCCTCATAGCGGATCGGGCGGATCGACGGAGACGCCGTCTTCGCCACCGCAACGGAAGCGTCGATGGTGTCCACGGTGAACTTGTTGGACGAGGACAGCGACTCGTCGTTCGCCACGCCGCCCTGACGGACGATGCGGCTGGCGGCGGTCACGGCGTTGTTGCCGGTGTACTTCGTGTCGGACTGCGGAGTGAAGCCGCAGAGCTGGTTGAACAGCGACACGTCGTAGCGGGTAGCCCACCAGTCGGTCAGACCGGCGCGGGCCTCCTCACGGATCGACCAAGGGATGCGCTGGTCGCTCATCTCGCCAGCCGAACGAACGGCATGACGAAGCTGGTCGAGCAGCAGATCGTCCGTGAAGGTGGTCAGGGGCTCTTCGTTGCCCTCCAGAGTGCCGTCACCTTGGACGCCGTCGCCGGAAAGCTGCATGCGCAGAGTGATGCGAACACGGTCGCCCGCGTCCTTCTTCGTCTCCACGCGCTCTTGAATGAGAGCGTCGTCGCCGGTGCCGATGAACTTGCCCGCGTAGGTCGCCTTCTTGACTTCTCGCGCGAGCCGCTTCGACCACAGCTTGACGGCCTCGGGCGCGTTAACGCCATAGGAAGTCATAGCCATTGTTTTGATCCTTGGTTGAAGTGGGGTTGCGCCGCGTCCGTGCGGCTCACGTTCACCGGCCCGTCCGTGGGCTAAACGTCAGTTTGTGAGTGTCCTCACAGGCCGAGGCGTTGAGCCCTTGCCTTCAGCTTCTCGAAAGCGTCGTCGAACGCCGCCCCTGAGAGGTTCGCCACGTCCGCAACGTCGAGATCGTTGTTTCCGCGACCGCCAGCGGCCGAAAGCGACTGCGCCGCCTTCTGACCCCTCGCAATGGTGTCAATCTTGGCCTGGGCCTTTTCCTGCGCCTGATTAGCGCCCCAGCCCCGCTTCTTCGCGAGATTGTAGGCCACCTCGGCAGGGTCCCTGCCCCGCTCCATGGCGTTCTGGGCCAGAAAGACCAAATCCTGCGCCACCGCCTGCACGGCCTCCTGATCGGAGAGGCCCGCAAGCATCAACTCCTCCACACGGTTCTGCCGGAGGTGGTTGACGGCGTCGAAATAGTCCGGGACGCTCTCCCGGTAGTCGTTTTCAGCCTCGGCGATGCGGCTGACAAGGTCGTTGGTCTGCGCCTGCTGCTGCGATTGGACCTGCTGCTCTTGAATCCGCCGGACCTGCGCCTGTTCAGCCTGCGTCAGTTGCTGATCCAGATAGGCCAGATACTCAACCGGGTTGACCTTCGGGTCCGGCTTCTGCGGCTGCGGCGTCAGCGACGCCTTCAGTTCGGCAAACTGGCGCTCCAGCTCTTGCGCGCGCTTTTCAGCCTCGCGCCTTGCCTGTCGTTCCTGTCGCAGCGCCTGCGTCTTCTGTTCGGCGCGCTTCTTAAGCTCCTCCTCGGGGAGGGGCGGTTTGTCGTCCTTGGCCTCCTCGGCCTTGTCCCCTTCGTCCGCCGGGGGCTCGGCGCTTTCAGGCGTCTCCGCCTGCTGGTCGGCAAGGCGCGCAGCCTCCACCTCGGCCTCATAGGAAGCCTCCGACTCCTCCACGGGAGCCGTATCGTTCTGGTCCGTCATGTCCACTCAGGGAATGCGACTGTCCGCCGTCGCTCGCGTCACCCCATAATGGGGATCATGGGCGCGGGAGCGGTCATCAACGCCGTCTCCACGCGGGTCTGTTCGGCCTTGGCCATCTTCTCTTCGGCGCTGGCCTGCGTTTCGGCCACGTCCGCCATTTCCTTCTGCATCATCGCCGGGTCGGGCTGCTGCTGCGCCTGTTGCGCGCCCTGCATGATGGCTTTGGCCAGCTTGTCCGCCAGCGCAGACGGAAGCGGGCTATACCGCGCCACCTCCGCCCAGAAGTCCGGCGGAAGGTCGGCGTTCTGAAGCATCGGCATAAGCTGCGTCAGCATGGCGAAGGTCTGTTGCTTCTGGTTCGGCCCGGCAGGGGCCTCATCCACCACAACGTCAAACTTCATCGTGTCCGGCTCACGCACCAGCGGGACATACTGTTGCTGGCCGTCCTGCCCGGTGATCCGCACAAGCGTCTCGTCCGGCAGGTAGCGCTGGATCATCTTCAGCATCAAACGGCCCTGCGCCTTGCGATAGCGCCTCAGGCCATCGAAAAACGCCGCGAGGATGCCGTAAGCCGCTTGCTTCCTTTGGTGCTCGAGGATGCCCGCTTGCTCCCGGCCCGTCATGCCGAGGAGTTCCTTGTTAACCCCGGTGGCGTCCTGAATGCCCTCGATGGAGAGCGTCATGAGCCGGTCCAGACCCTGCGGATAGGGTGGAATGGGCTTCGGCTGGACCGCAGCCCCCAGACCATCCGGGCCGGGGTTCATCCACGTCACCGCGTCGGACTTGGCCCACGTCTGCTCAAACTTCTTCACGTCCTCCACAGCCGAGGCGTCAGCGATAATGCCGCCCTTCGCCGTGGTCGAGAGGATGTGGTAAATCTGCGTGAAGAACCCGTTGGCCCAGCGCTGCGGGTCCATCATCAGGCGGCCCAGCCCGAAAAACGCGCCCTTGTTGCGGTCCCGCTTGCCCGTCAGGAACTTGTAGCTGAACTCGTCAATCTCCAGCGGCTCATTCGACAGGATGTTCTCGCCAGAACAGAACGTGCGCCAGAACCGCTTGCGCTTCAGCTTCTGGCCGGGGAACTCCAGACCCTGACCGCGAAGCTCGGCCTCCATCGTCTCAAGCTCGTCCGGCGGGACAATCACCACGCCTTCGGCCCCGGCCATCAGCCCGACCGTCTCAAGCTCCCACCACTGATACTCCCGCACTTCGACTTCGTTCTCGCCGGGGTGCTCGACCTCGGTCTCTTCGTAGTCGTCGCGCGGGTTGTTGACGCTCTCGCCCGGCTTGCCCGTCGTCACCCCGAACTCAGCGCCCGGGAACATCTCCTTGGCCGCGTCACGGTCCATGATCTTCTTGCGGCGGACGTATCGAGCATCCAGCGCGTTGGCCTTGCGGGACTTCGGATCAAAGCAGACCTCCAGCGGGTCCACACGATCCACAATCACCTGGCCCTCGGGCTCGTCGGTGTAGTCCATGCGCGTTTCGGTGCAGCCGATGCCGCAGATCAGCGCGTCCTTATACGCTTCGGACTCCTCAAAGCCCGCGTCGGACATGTCCCTGATCCACTCAGCCCCCTGGGTGAGCAGATCGTTGACGCCAGAGTCGCCGACCTCGCGCGGGAGATATTGCACCTCCTGCCGGTCTGTAATCTCCGCCCCCGCCACCGCGTCGATGATCGAGGCAAAGCGGTTGATCGTGATCGGGACGCGCTTGAACTCGCGCATCCGCTCCAGATCGCGATCATCCCACTGACGCCCGGCGTAGGCGTCGAACAACTGACGCGCCTCCTTACGCCACGACGACCAATGGGCCTCGCACTCGCGGTCCCACCGCTGGAGCTTCTCCAGCAGGTCGTCATACCCGGCGTCGGTCGGGTCCATCGTCAGGCGTCCACCGCCGCGATTTCCTCGCCAGCAGCCTGCGCCGCGAAGTCACGAGGCACACCCGCCGGGCAATAGTGACGCGCCGTGGCCGTGGTCGCATCCGGGTTTGAGCCGAACGCCACATAAACCGGGCCGCCGATAGCCACGACCGTCCAGATCGCCCCGGCAAACGGAGCCGTCACCGTGGACTCTGCATTGCTGGCCGTGGTCGTCAGCGTCTGAGACGACACGCCAGCCCCACCGAGGACTTGCAGGCCGTAGCTCAGATTGGTCGCCTTCGCGCCCGCAGGGCCGCATGTGATGTGAGCACTCGACATCGGTTAAATCCCCGCCCAGCTAGCCTGTGATGTGTTCTGGCGCCTGACGTAGCGGTCCCGAGGCTTCTCGGGCTCCCTGTCCGGCTTCTTCCCGGCGCGCCTCAACGCCTCCAGGGCGTAGCGCAGCGCGTCGATTGTGTGGTTGTCCTTGTCCTCCAGTACCGGGAGGACTTCAGTCGTCTGCGGGTCCGTCTTGTAGGCGTACAGCGCCAACTCGTCTGCCACGTGCTTGCATCGCGGGTGCACCACGATGTCAAAGCTCTTCAAGAACTCGATACCGTCCTCAAGAGACCCCGGCCCCTTTACAGCCGCCACGATCTTGAAACCCTGACGCCGCATGTAGCTGACCGTTTCAGGCCGTGCGCTGTCCGCCGTGATCGTCCACTTGCGAGAGCCCTCGACCCTGTCGAAAAGCTCCGGCGTCTTGTCGATCTCGCAGCCGACCGCCCAAGCCTCCTGGTCAACGTAGAGCGTCCGGCCATCAAGCCAGCACCTGACCAGCACTGTTGGATCAACCGCAAAGCCCCAGTCCGCGCCGAAGCGAAACACCACGTCCTTTGGCGTGTCGAATGCCTCGACCTTCCAGTTGCGGAAGACGCGGGCCTCAGAACTGCGCGCGTAATCGCCCAGCCAGACATGGGCGTATCGCTCTGGGTCGCGGTTGCGGTCATAGTCCGCCTCAGCCCGCAGAACCTCCGGGAAGAACGGATTATCCGTGTAATTGACCTGACGAACAATAGAGCCGGGCAGCGGCCCGCCCTCGCCCCGAAACATCACGTCAACCGGATCGGTCGGCTGATCCGGGTTCCATTCGGCCCAAATCTCCGACCCCGGCTTTCTGACCGTGGGAATGAGCAAATCCCACGACCGCCGGGCGACCCGGTTGGCCTCCATCACAATGGCCAGGTCGAGACCTTCTGTGGACTTGATGGCGTCCGGATTGGTGCGAAGCCCGTTAAACAAAAACAGGGAGCCGTTGCGCCCCCTGATCTCCGTGTCCGTGCTCTCGAAGAGGTCGGAAAGCCCGTTCTCCGCTATCTTGTCGTCCAAGAGGCGCTTTGCCGAGTCCCGGATAGACCGCTGTATCTCCCGATACACGCCAATCCGCATCGGCGTGTGAGCCGCCTTGATAACCGCCGCCGAACAAAAGCTGTGGGACTTGGCAGAGCCGCGCCCGCCATGCGCCGCCCGATACCTGACCGGAAGACCGTCGTCCGCCTTGTCAGCAAACAGGAAGCGAAACGCCTCCGGAAACCTGATCCTAGACAAACTCAATCGCGACGCTGTGGCGGATCGGGGCGTCGCCCTCGTCACCGCCAACATGCTGCACCTTGTCGCCGTACTTCTTCGGGGCGAGCTTGGATGCAGCCCACTTGAGCGCGTCCATTCTCAGCCGCCCCAGTCCCGCGTCAGTCGCGACCATGGCATCATCCACGATGCGCTCGGCATAAAGATCAGCCTGCACATCCCGCGCCCGCGCGTACTGGTCCCGGAAAGCTTCGTTCTCGGCAAGCCAGCGGTTGACCGTAGAGCGCCCCGGCATGTCATCGTCATTGCAGATCGTCCGAAGGCTTTCACCCTCGGCCAGACGCTCACAAATCTCGTCGGCAATCGCTTGGGTGAAGCTGCTCGGGCGTCCGGTCATTGTCAGCACCACACCAGATTGCGGGATCGGTCAGACTCAGCCGACAGCATGGCCTTGTTGGCATTGGCCACGCCTTGCTGTCCGACAGCCGATCCAAAGCACTCTTTGCGACCGTTAAAATACAGGCCCCACGATCCGTCGCACTCGCGCCACGACCAATCGGCCAGGTGGGGAGCCATGGCGATCTCAGCAGAGCGCAGCATGTGGTGTTGCGACAGCATCATACCGCCTCTATGGCTTACAGGTTCCGTTGTGATTGGCTCGGGGGTTTTGTGCGCGGCGACCGAGGAACTTCGGTCCGCGCGCTTTTGTCCCTTCCGACAGCGACAGGGGCGTTAGCCTGTGCCGCGTCCCTAAGCGGGAGATGGTTATCGTGCGGGCCGAAGCCTGAAGCTCACTGGCCGATCCCGCATCCCATCCGGTCTAGCTTTGCGCCGTAGCTCGGGCTTAGCCGGATTGTGCTGGATCGACGGCGCAAAGCGCGTCTCTACCTTTTGTCGCACTGATTCGTTTGAGGGTCA